TTACTGGGTGCCCAGAGCTTCCAGCGCCGCGTCGATGGCATCCAGCCTGCCGTCCTGATACACAATTCTGGTCTCCAGAAGCGCCAGCTGCTCCGCCTGCCGGGATACGGCGGCGGAAAGGGCTGCCGCCGTCTGCTGCAATGGGGTGAGTGCCCCAAGCAGGGCCGCCACCGTGTCGTTGATCACCCCCAGGCTTCGCTCCATATCCTCCCGGAAGCCGGTGTACCGCCGTTCCAGAGAAGAAAGCCCGGTTTTCAGCTGTGTCAGTTCCCGGGCCACCTGTTCCAGAGCCGTGTCCGAATTGCGGACGTGGGCCTCCAGGGCCTGCGCCACCGCGGCGGTCTGGGTATCCTGCTCCCGGTTGGCCTGCTCCTGGTCCTGGAACCGCCGCCCGAAGCCGTACTTCCGCTCCAATGCCGCAGGGGTCCGGGAGCCCTGTCTGTCCTGCTTGTGCATATGTATTCCTCCTTCGTTCATAATCAAGCGAACTTCTCCGTTGGCGGTATTCCTGCCGCCTTCCCGATACGCATCCGCAAAGGTTTTCTTTACCTTCTCCAGCTGACGAGCTTCCTTACTTCCGGCGGATACCACGCGGCTCAGATATAGGCCCTGTAGGTCTCGCCACCCAGGACCTCCTCGATGATGTCGGTGGAGATGGCGCAACCTACTAACTAGAAAGGTTTTCGGTTCTCTTTTTCGCTTGACTTTGCACTGACCCGTGGTATAATATCATGTAGAAGGCAATTCGCCAGAAGCGTTGGGATGATTCTTCCCGAAGGCGCTTCCGGAGGATTGCCTTTTTACTATTGTCAGCTCTATATTGTCTGGATTCGACAATAGTTCCTCTGCGTAGTCAAATTCCATCCCATTCCGCTCCATATCAGGCTCAAACACCGTTACAACAGTATGATAGTTAGTTTCTCCGAACTCCATTCCTACAGATTCGCTATCAAAAGAACTGTCAAACTCGATAACTGCAATGCTTTCATTACCGTTATCATTATATTCCACAAAGACAGCAATATTGTTTGGCAGCGGATTTCCTCTCGAATCTTCACGATTTGTTTGATACACTACCATGCTTGGATAGTCAAGTTTATTGACGATCTTCATAATCTGATTCGCTCCCAATGCATGGCCTCTTACATTGTTACCGTATTTAGCTGCACGTCTTCCGCTTTTAACTGTATTCATTGCCTGTTGTGCTTTTCGAACCTGCATAACCAAGGATCGATTTTCAATCGTCTCACCAATCTGAGCGAGCGTATCAATAATTACCTGCGGGGTATCCTTTCGTACAGGAACATATGTATTCCATTTTAATTTACCAGACTTCGCCTGATTGAGATAATCAATTGCTTGCGCTACAGTTAGACTTCTTGCATCAGCAAGTTCTTCAATCGAGCCGTCTGAGTGTTTAATTTTCAGAGAATACTTTGTGCCCGTCTGGTTCTTACTCTCCACCCGATAAGCATCGGCAAACTTCTTCTTGACCTTCTCCAGCTGCCGCCCCTCCTTGCTTCCGGCGGACACCACACGGCTCAGATACTTGACCTCGTCATAGACCTTCTCGAAGACAGTTCGATCTCCCGCGTAGAGGCTGTTAACGAAATCGGCATCCGTAAACACGTAGTCGCCCACCAGGTCTGCGGTCAGCTCCTGGTTTACTGCCGTGTTGTCCGCATCCTTGTAGCGGTTCTTCACGGACCGCCATCTTCCGGAAAGCTCGCCCTTGGACCGGGCATAGTCGAAGGCCGCCTTGCGTATTGTGAGTAGGAGTAATATTGTTGGAACGTTACCTTACAGCATTGACATTCTTTGCCGGATCAGATATACTATATTTAGTAGATGACATACTGGCCTTTGAGCCAATCGTGGAAATTATTTTTCCGTCTGGTATGTCATCTGCTTTTATTTTTCCGACATTGTAAATTGTGGAAATTCCATTATTTTCACCTAGAATCCTATCAAAAGCTGATCGACCTCGATTTGCGTATTCTTTACCCTCTTTGTTACTGTTCTACGATTTCAAACACTTCCGGCGGGAACAGATAGTCCTCGTCCAGTTCCGTCATGATGCGCAGCCACCCCTTCTCTACAGAGAGCACTTCATACAGTTTGTCCCGTTCCAGTGCCGGGGTATCCTGCTTACCAATATATTTGACCTTCATTCCTTCATTCATCCTCCCATCTTTTCACAAAGAAGTCGAACTTACCTACACCAGAACACTGTACCCAGTGAACCTCGGCCTTTCTGTCCCCTTCCGGTGTTTCAATGATGCCATGGCCTTTTGCATGCTGCCAATCCTCTGGTGTTCCACCGTAACGATCTGCATATTTCTGCGCCTTCCGGAACTCTTTTTTTGTTCCTTGCCCAGCAAAAATCTCAACATTCTGTATTTTTGTACCTTGAGAAAACTGAAAGAATTCACCCGTTGTCAGATCCATTACGGCGTAGTTTTTCGCTTTGGCCCCCAGGTCCCGTCCTATTTCAACATCCGACTCCATGGGGTTTTTCTGTAAAGAATCTTTGCCTGCTTGCTTCTTTGTTTCCAGTTTATCATCGTTTGGCGAGCCTGTCCAGCGTTTCGAAACTCCATGTTCATAACCATTCCTGAGGGTAGCAGCAGGTGGAGATTCCTTCCTTTTTATAGGATGCCTTCCTTTTTCGCTTGACTCCGAACCTCCTTGTGATATACTATTATTAAAGTTGGAATTCTGTCCCGAACCTTTGATCTTCAAAGAGTTCACTTCGACGTTTCCAACTTTTTTTATTTTACCGTCAGTGGCATACAAGATTGTTCTGCCATCTGCCGCTTTGGCAACATCTACTGTGAGATTGTAGATGTTGCCATTTTTTTGTTTATCACATTTGCGTTACGATGCAACCAACCGTTTTTATCCAACCACTGATGTTTGTTTTCGTTAGTGTAATAAGGCGAGTTTTCTTCGGATACGCTCACAATTTCGTCAATGTGAACCACAGCCAGTTTGCTGATGTTATCAGAAGTCGAAGAGAGTTCATCCAAGACTTTGTGGTTTGCGCCACCATCTTTTTTGACTCTATCAGTAGGCTTTGCAAACTGAAGCAGAACGGTATTACCGTTTTCGTCTGTGATGGGCAAGATAAATGGGTCTTCGCTTGCCCTTCCCTTTACCATAGCACGGAGCTTTTCACCCCATTTTCTAGGAGGTGTTCCATCGAAGAAGTTTGTGTCAAGCAACACTGCATTTTTAAAATGATTGCCATTGCTGTCAGTAAATGCTTCAGTTAAAGAGTATTTTGTGTCTTTCTGAAGCTTACTCTCCATCCGATAAGCATCCGCAAAAGCCTTCTTGACCTTCTCCAGTTGCCGGCCTTCCTTGCTGTCTGCCGATACGACCTTGCACAGATACTTGACTTCATCATAGACCTTCTCAAAGACCGTCCGGTCACCGGCGTAGAGGCTGCTCACGAAATCCGTGTCGGAAAACACGTAGTCGCCTATCAGGTCTGCGGTCAGCTCCTGGTTGACTGCCATGTTGTCCGCATTCTTGTAACGGTTCTTCACGGACCGCCATCTGGCAGGAAGCTCGCCCTTGGACCGGGCATAGTCGAAGGCCGCCTTCTGAAGCTCAGTGTAAAGCTCCGTTCCTTCCAGAACGTGGGTGATCTCGTGGCCCACAAGGGTGTTCAGCGCCCCTGCCGACTGCATATTGATGGTCACCACGTTCCCGTTCACATAGCCGCCTGCTTTCAGAGCTGCAAGGGCATTTCTTGCAGCGGCATCCTCGTCGTACAGGTCCTTCTGTATGAAGGCCGCAGCTTTGCCGCTGTCCTGCCTGTATTGGCCGATATCGAACCGGAGGTCCGGGTTGTATTGCCGGAGCGCAGGGCTGAGCCACGCCGCGGCATCCACCGCCGCTTCACCCATTCCCAGGATACCTGCCAGAAAATCCCCGGAGACATCATCCACGGTGGCAAGGGCCGTTCTGGTCACATCTCCCCTCTGCCTGCCGTCCGCCAGAAGTCCCTTGTTCAGCCAGGTCTGTTCCGCTGGCTTCTTTTGGGGTACAGGGTCGGTTTTCTTTTTCCGGTTTTCGGGGCGCTGTACCCATCCGCCGCCGCTTGGTGCGATCCTTTGTGCCATTTACCCTCACCCCACCACTGTGTTCTTATAATACTCCGTCATGTCAACGCCCTTGATGTTGCCGATGAGGGCGTTTTTCTCCTCCTGGGTGTAATAGTTCTTGCTGTTGACCCAGTCTATCGCTTCCTTCGTGCCCAGCTTCTGGGCCAGCTCCGCAACCAGCTGAGCCTGGGTGGGGAGGGGGTCCGCCGCCTTGGTGGAGGAGGCTTTCCGGGCTTTGGCGCTTCTGGCAAACTCGCCCAGCTTGTGCTTGTAGTTGAACTGCCGCTGCTGCTCGGCAAGCTGCTGGTTGAACTGGCGGATCTGCTCTGCCAGGGCGTTTTCGGTGTTCATCTGGTTCAGCACATCCTGATAGCGGCTGTGATACAGGCTCTCCACCGCCAGGGTCTGGTCCATCTGACCCAAAATCAGCTGATTGCTGTACTGGAAGCCCTGTAAGGACAAGGCCAGCTGCTGCTGCAGCGACTGATAGGCGATCTGGGCCAGGGCAGAATTGTTCTGGAGCGACGCGTCCTTTATGGCGTTGTCGTAGACCGTCACCGCCTGGGTGAAGGCCGCTTTTGCGGAGGCCACCCGGTTCTGGTAGGCGTTGTACATACCCACCTGGGCGCTTTCGCTGTAGCCGGTATTGCGCATACCAAGCTGGGCCTGCTGCTCCGCATTGACGCCGTAGGCATTCGACTGCTTCTGCCAGTCGGTGTAGGCGCCCGACTGCTCCTTTTCATAGTCTCTCTGCGCCCGGTCCTTCTGCTGCTGAATTTGTTCAATGGTAAAGTCCGTCTGCTCCTTCTGCAGGGCGGACTGTTTTTCTTCCCAGTTTTTTGCCGCCTGGGTCTGGGCGTCATAGAACCTGTCCGCCTGCTCCAGCATACCGCCGTAGGTGTCGGACACGTTCTTCAGGGCCGCGTCCTTTGCTTCTTCCACCTTGGTGAACCGGTCATCTTCATAATCGATCTTATAAGGATCTTCCATGGGAACCCTCCTGTCATACTGTATAAAAACTGGTCGTAGGGGCCGATTGGAGCATCGGCCCGTGCGGTATCCGTTTCGTGTTCACCGAAACCCGATGCGAATCCGTACCCGGTGCTGCGCGGGCGGGCATTGCCCGCCCCAACAAGATCCCCCGAAACCTTCGTAGGGCGTGGCCATGGCCACGCCGACCCGCTTGCAACACTTGCCCTGCTATTTGAGCCGCTCAAAACCCGATACCGGGTCGGCGCGGCCATGGCCGCGCCCTACGGACTCAAATCTTTGCGGGCGTTTCCGTTTACGCACACCCCCTGTATTTGAAATGCTATCGTTTGATATAGCCGCCTGTGAAGCACTCCAGCGTTACGGACTCCAGGGAGAACCGGGTGGTTGAATGGAATTTCAGCTGCAAATCCTTGAACTTCTTCCGCTTGAGGCGGCAAACGATGTGGTCGGTGACGCCGGTATGGCTGCCGATGGGTTCAAAATCGCTTCCTTCCGTCTTTGCGTACACGGTCAGGTCCCCGGAGGCTTCCGCGAGGCAGCCCCGCTTGTTGGTGGTTTTGTGGCGGCTGGGGCTTCCGAACTTGTCTTTTGGGGTGACCCAGTGGCTTTCCAGAGCGGCTGTCCTGTCCGTCAGGGTGTACACCCCGTCCTGCGTACCCAGATAGAGAATCCCTCCGTCTACGGCGGCGCAGCTTACCCGCTGCGACAGCTCCCAGTAGAACCAGTCGTATTCCGGATTCGTCCGCCGGGAGTCCGCCAGGTACACCCTGTTTCCCACAAACACCAGCAGATACCCTTCCCACTCCGCCAGGAGCATATCCCTGTAGCCCGCCTCGGCGGTGAGCCTGCGGTCCACCAGGGAGCTTCTGTGGGCCACCGCCTGCTCCGTGGTGATGTCGCCGCTGATGCCCTCCATGCCCCGGTCGGAGAAGAAGAGGATATCATCGTGGAAATTCACCGCCGGACCCACGCAGCCGGTGGAAATGCTGGAGTGCTGGGAGGGGTAGATCTTGCCGTACTCCGCGTCCAGGGTGGGGGTGTGGTAGAACACGGTGGTGTTGGCCCGGGAGGGCTCCCGGAATACCCACAGGGCGTTGTTGCCCGCCGCCAGACCCCGGACCGGCGCCGGGTCCAGGCCCTCGTCGTAGTAGTCCAAGTCGCTGCAATAGGTGGGGTCCTCCAGCGCGCAGTGCCACACCCGGTTGGGGAAGGCCGGATTGCCGCTGAAGAACACCCGGTTGTCAAAAATCTGCAGCAGGGTGCAGCCGGTGATCTGCTGCCGGTATCCGGGGACTGTCTTCCGGAACCGGACGGAAACATTGTCCTGTCCGTCGGTCAGAGGCGCTTTCGGCGCTTCGGCGAAATACACTCTGCCGGTTTCGTAGTCCACGGCAGCCTCCGCCTCCACACCATCCACCGTGACCACGGGTTCGTAAGCTTCGTCCAGATCCCTTGCGTCCAGCACATATTCGGTGCTTACCCCGTCTGCCAGGAAGGTGTTGATCCGCAGGGGCGTGAGCAGATTCACGTCCTCGTGGACGGTGCCGCCGCCGGAGGGCCGCCGTCCGATGGAGGTGGTGGGCACGTAGCCCTCCACCTCCCGGACCGTGTCCCCATCCCGGTACAGATAGTGCGCTCCGTCCATGAAGTACCACACATTGCCGTACAGAAAGCCCCGGCTCCGCTTCGGCAGCAGCCCGGCGTACAGCAGTCTGCTTTTTTCCTCCCGGACCTCCCAGAGCTTGCTGCCGCTGTGGACCAGCATGGCATCCCGGTCAAAGAACACCCCGTAGACCGTCTCTTCAAAGGGAACCTTCTTTTCAAGACCCGGCCGGGTCCGGATGCCCTCCAGTTCCCGGTAGTCCCGCCAGAGGTTCAGGCAGTCGGGGCTTCTTGTCAGGCTGCATTCCCCGCTTCGGAAGTCTGCGCCGCGAAAGCCCCGGTAGGTTCTTATGATCTGCTGCGCCATCAGACAGCCACCCCGCCTTCGATGCAGATGCCGCCCAGCCGGTACCGGTGGTCCAGCCGCCCCAGCTGCTCCTCATACCGCCGGGAATACTCGCGCCCGTAGTTCGCGGACACGTCGCTTTTCAGCAGGTCCCCGGCCACGCCCCAGGGCATGATCTCCAGAGCGTCCCGGCTCAGCTCAAATTCGTAGCTGTCCTTCGTCTTTTCCGTAATGGCCTCCGGGTAGACAAAGCAGTCCACTTCCAGCGTGCCGGATTCCAGCATTTTCAGCACCGTACCCTGGGCCTTCACCGCGTGCCGGACCCCGGACACCAGCTCCAGCTGGTAAATGTCATAGCCCACAGCCTTTGCAAGGTCTTCAAGCGTCAGCACCTCCCCGGCCTTTACGGGAAGCTCGGCATATTTGGGGATCTTCCGGAACCGGGCCAGCTCAAAGAGGATCTGGTTGATCACCGTGTGGAGCTTCGCCTGAATGTCCGGGTCATCGGTGAGGCAGGGGCTGTCGGGGGAAAGCTCCTCGATCAGCGACAGTACCTTCTGTTTCATTTCCTTCAGGGTCATTTTCTCACTCCCTTCTTAATTTCGTAGGGCGTGGCCATGGCCACGCCGACCAGGTTGCCACCTTTGCACCGCTATTTAAGCGGCTCTGTTTTCGATACCGGGTCGGCGCGGCCATGGCCGCGCCCTACAACGTCCCCGGAGGCTGCAACATATTTCAAAATGGTTTCCACCGCTTCGGCGGCTTTTTCTTCTCCCGCGGCTCTCAAATGTCCTGCGAACCGCTTCAGGGTTCCCTGAAAGTGTTCCATGTTCCTGTCAGCCCTCCTTATGGGTCAGGCCGTACAGCAGCTCCTCCGCCACCACCACCAGTGAGAACAAAACCAGCAGCACCAGGAGCACCAGAAGGATGCCCAGCAGCACCGGCCAGAAAAGAAAGACCAGCAGCTTCCAGATATCGTCCCCCGGCCCGCAGGCTTCCGTCAGGGCCCAGCCTGCGGCAAAATACAATACGATCCAGACAAGATTGATCCAGCTCATTCCTTCCTCCCTCAAACCAGCATCGGGAACACCGCCAGATAGTACAGGGCGATCAGACCGTACAGCCCCGCCGCAGCCCATGCGGTCATTCTGGCACTTGTGCAGCCCCTGTTCTTCCAGAGAACGCCAAGGGCTGCCGCCATTGCGACCAGCTTCACCAGAGAAAACAGCACAGGATGGGGAAGCAACGCCGCCATCACCGGGTTGGCTTCCTGATAGCCCAGCCCTGTCAGGTGGAGCGTGGCGACCAGGTCAATGATATTGCCTGTCCAGATAATCATGATCGGTATTCTCATAGGCATTTAAGTCAGCGTAAACCTTGCGCCGTAGGTTCCGTTTTCGCCGCCGATCTCGAATCTATAGAGCACATTGCCTTCGCCATATCCAGTTGCCAGATATTGCGTCATAGACGGAAGCTCGACCACAGCGGTGTTGAGGCCCATCGAGATCACGCCGCCCATGGCAGCCATGGTGAGCTTTACGAAGCCTGCCTCCAGCATGGCCTTCAGGGTGTTGAAGGTGGTCTGGCTGATGGTAACGGTTTGGTCGTAGCCCGGGCCGGTGACCTCCGGGAAGCCCAGGGTGCGGGTGTCGATGACCGGGATGCCGGAGCCGCCGCCCGCCGGAGGCTCCATCCACTGCAGTCCTTTTTCCGCCACGGTCAGGACCCTGCCCACATCCGTTTCTTCAAAATCGGGAACACACCTGCTGTCAAAGAAGCCGTCGTTGACCAGATCCACAGTCCTGTCGCTGCGGACAAGGGCCTCGACCGTGCGGGTGTAATAGCCCTTGTTATAGCCGCCGTAGCCGGTGGTGGAAAAGACCGCAGTGCTTTGGGTTGCCTGGAACAGGGGCAGAAGGTCCGCTTCGTTTTCCGCAGGCAGCCGCAGCTGCACGACCTTTCCGGCGTTGGCAGAGTCCAGGATCTGCTCAGGGGTGTGGCTGGAGCGCATGGTCACCGGGTCCACCGTTACGCAGACCACGCCGGTCTCCACCCGGGCCAGCTTTTCCTCCACGAAGTCCTCGGTGGCGTAGCCCTCGGGCACCTGCGTCAGATAGCTTCCCCTGGGCTGGTAGCCCTCCCGTACCCACTGCTCGGTGGCATAGCCGCTCAGATCCACTTCCCCGCCGCCCATTGCAGCCTGTTCGATCTTTTCTTCCACGAAGCCCTCAGTGGCATAGCCTGCCGGAACCTCGGTCAGATAGCCGGAATCGTTCGCAAGCTGGGAAACCTTTGTAGGCAGTTCGGTTTTCTGCGCATAGCCACTCAGATCTTCCCCGTCATCCAGGTATCGGCACTCTGTAAATACATTGTGCCGGATATTGTCCTCGCCCTGAGAGATCAGGGTGCATTTCCAGACAAGATCATTTGCCCGGACAGAAAACTCAACAGCCACCCGGGAATAGAGCGTACCCATATCGTCTGTGCTGATGTGGGTCACCGTGTAATACTCCCGGATCTCATCTCCCTCCGATTCTCCGGTATACATCAGCATAACCACAGGCAGCTGCCCCTGCAGGCCCTTCTGCCACACCGCAGCGAGCGATCCGGCCGTCACAGAAAACTGTTCAGCCGTCCATCTGTCTCCCGGGAGCCGGGATGGCGTTTGAATGACCGCATCCGGCCCATTTCCGGCCTGGGCCAGCTTCCCCTCCAGCTCCCGCTTGTCATCTTCCGTCAAAATTCGAATTGCCATACATTCCTCCTTATTTTCTAGTACCCCCGCGTAGGGGCGACCCTTGCGGTCGCCCGGCGGTACCGGTTACGTATGTGCCGGAAGCTCCGGCGAATTCGGAAGATCTCCGTGCCGGGCGACCGCAAGGGTCGCCCCTACGCGTTCTGTTTCCCGATTACGCTTCTTCCGCATCCATCAGAATGCTGATGGCCGTGACCCGGCAGGAGCCGGTATAGGAGCCGCTGGAATTGTTGGCGTAGACGCCCACCTTGTATTCGCCGCTGAGGCCCGAGATGTCCAGGGTCAGCACTCCGGAGGCGGCAGTTTTCCGGTTGGAGGAGGCCACCACCTCGTCCTCCAGGTCCCAGACTCTCGCCCGGACGCCGCCTGCGAAGGTGCCGCTGCCCCCGAGATTCTGATATTCCACCACCAGCCGGGCCTGTCCCGCCAGCAGCACCGGGTCGGACACCGCCTTGGCGCTGCCATTTAAGCCCAAAGACAGGGCCAGATACCCGTTGTCGGATTTCGTGGCGTTGGTCAGGGTCAGGCCCACGTGGCTGACGCCGGAGGCATAAATGGTCCGGTTCGCCGCCCACCGGAGCCAGCTTCCGCCCAGATAGCTTGCGGCGGCGACACGCTGCCAGGCCCCTTCCCGGTACTGCCGTGCCTCCACGGGGCACAGCTCGATGCCGTTTTTCTTCAGGGCGTTGCAGGCGGCGGCGCTGGCATTGCCGGTGGTGATCCAGAGCAGGCCCTCCTCCCCTTCCGGCTCCCTGGGACTGAACAGCCAGCGGTCAATTTTGTCCGTCACCACGCCCACGGTGTTCTCCCTGGGCACTGCCGACAGCATGGCCTCCTCCGTAGGATACGCCTTGAGCCGCAGGGCCAGAGGGTCCGCATATACGCTTGTGAAGATCATAGCGCAGCCTCCTTAGGCAAAGTAAAGCCCACAATATGCAGCGTAACGGCCCGTTCCGGCACCTCGGTGCAGGAGAAGGTGAGGCTGTCCGAACCCTGACCCACCACCCGGATGCCGCAGTCCACGTAATCCTCCCGGGAGTCCTCCGCCGGTGTCACAAACAGGGGCTGCCTCAGGTCCTCCGTGACCCCGGGAACGGAAAGGGTCTGCTCCGTACCCCGCCAGCCGTCCTTTTCCAGGCTTGCCGATGCGGTGAACCAGGCGGTCTTGCTGTCCGCCGTTTCCTGCGCCTTGTCAGCGGCAGTCCGGGCAGATTCCGCCGCAGCCTGGGCCGTGTCCGCTGCGCCCTGGGCGGTGTCCGCCGTGGTTTGGGCCTGATCCGCAGCCGTCTGAGCGGTGTCCGCAGCGGCTTGTGCTTTCTTTGCCGCCGCCAGGGCCTCCTGCTTCGCCGCGGCAATGGCGGCAGCCTGCGGCCCGGACACGGGCTTGTCCATATCCGCCGTGTTGTCCAGATTCCCAAGGCCCAGCTGCGTCCGGGTCACGCCGTGGGGATTGTCGGTGCGCTGTGCGTGCTCCAATGCCAAAGCCTTGGCCTCCCGGATGCCGTCGCCGGCGGCCTTGGCATCGGCGCTGTCGCCGTCCACCGTCAGGCTCCGGTCCACGGAAATGGAGTTGAGGCTCCGGATCGTTCCCGTCAGCACCTGCAAGGGCGTGCCCTTACCCAACAGATTCATGGTTTTCCTCCTTTTCTTCCAGATACAGCTGCCCGTTCTCCACGAACAGGCCGTACAGCCGCGCTGTGGCCCTGTCGATCATCACGCCGCCGGATCCCCCTTCTCCCTGTCCGATCATATCTACCAACCGCAGGTAGGCCCGGGTCACCGCCTGGTTGGCAACAGGCCGGGGAGAAGCCGCGTCCAGCTCCTGATCCACAAAGGGAATGTCTTCCTCCTCCGGCAGGTCGCTTTCCACATCCGCACCCTCCGGGAACAGCCGGAAGATTTTGGGACCGTCCTCGTCGTAGCCGATGATGGTCTGGGGATTGGTAAAGGGGTTCAGCTCGATCTCGTACCAGTAGTCCGCGGCCTTGCTGATGACCTCCCCGATCTTGGTGTCCTCCTCCGTCAGCAGAATCGCCACCTGCTCGCAGCTTTCCTCCACAGGGAAGTCCTTCTGCAGCACCACGTTCTCGCAGGCCTTTTTGCCGAAGATCTTCATTCTCAGCACATCCCCGGGCGCAAAGGTGTAAACGGCACCGTCATTCTCGGCGGATACTGCAAAGGCAACAACGTCGCCTCTCGTGGCATAAATGGACAAGTCTTCGTTCAATGTGTACATATCTCACCTCCAACACAACTCCGTAGGGCGGGGTCATGACCCCGCCGACCAGCTTACAATACCTGCCCTGCTGTTTGAGCCGCTCAAATTTCGATACCGGGTCGGCGGGGTGGTGCTCCGCGCAGCGAATCAAAATGGCCATGATTGCCGGCGGCAATCATACCATAATGCAAATATCCCCGCCCTACGAACTCAGATCCTTGAGGGCTTTCCCGGATCAGGCGCCCACAGGCACCTTGACGACCTGGATGCGGTTCTCGTCGATGACCTTTGCGCCGAAGGTGTCCAGGCCGCGGACCAGGTCGCAGAACCGCTTCTCTGCCCGCAGAGCCTCCACCTCGTTGATCTGACCGGCGAAGGCGATGGCCTTTCTGCCGCGGACGTCGCAGTAGACGTGGGAGGCGTCCTTGCTCAGGTTGTTGGACATGACCACGTCGAAGTCGTCGTACACGCCCACCTTGCCCTTCTTGATGTACTCGGGGTTGTCGGTGGACAGGGTGATCAGACAGTTCTTGAACACGTTGTACACCGCAGGGGAGATCTCGATGACGCCGTCCTCGTCGAAGTCCCGCTCCCGCAGGGCGATGATGGCCTTGTCGATGGCCTCCTTCACCGCCTCCTGGGTCAGGGCGGCGGCGGTGGTGACGTTGGAAACGGTCTTGATCAGCTCCGCCACGTAGGAGTCACGGGCCACCGCCAGCTTGTGGACGGACTTGCGCTGGTACTCCTCCCGCAGACCGGGCACAGACTGGGCCTGGTTCACGTCGTCCACGTAGAAGGCGAAGTAGTTGGCCTGATCGATGGGCAGGACCTGACCCTTGTCGGCCATCTCCTCCACCTCAATGTCCTGACCCAGCACGTAGGGCTTCACGGTAGGCTCGCCCACGCCCAGGATCTTCACGGACTGGGCATAACCGCAGTCGCCCTCATAATCCCGCAGACAGCTGTCCACCAGCTTGCATCTGCGCTCCAGGTCATCCTGAATGTTCTTGGACCAAATGGTCTGAATAAAATTGGTTACTGCCATAAAAAATCCTTCCTTTCTTTTCTCCGGCGCGCCCTTCGTAGGGCGTGGCCATGGCCACGCCGACCCGGTTGCAATCTTCATCCCGCTGCTTGGGCCGCTCAGGTTTCGGTACCGGGTCGGCGGGGAAGTATCCCCGCCCTACGATATCCCCCGTGGGTTTACCACTTCCCCATAGACGCCGCCACGGCCCGGTACAGGGCGGGGTTCCGGTCAAAGTCCTGCCTGGTAAAGCGCAGGGCCTCGTCCCGGGTGTAGAATTCCTTCACCACAGAGTCGTCCGGGGGGTTGCTTTTCATGGTCCCCATGGGTCTGAGATTGCTTCCCGGCAGGGTGCTGCGGTACAGCGCCACGATCTTTTCCGCCGGGGTACCGGGCTGAAACAGGCCCACAAACTCCCGGAAATCCCGGGTCTCCTGCTGGTCCCGGCTTACACCCAGGGCGTCAAATTCGCCGCTGCGCTCCTGCTCCTGCCGGTGACGGGCCAGGGTCTGGAACCGCTGCTTTTCTCTGGGGGTCATCTTCTCCATACCCAGCGCCGCCAGCCGGTCCACCTCCTGTACCACGTCCTCATACCCGGAGCGGATGATCTCCTCCGCTTCCGCCTTCGCCAGCAGGGCGATGTCCCGCTGGTCGTACCGGCTTTCATACTCTTTTCTCAGCTTCGCCTCCCGCCGGGCCAGCTTCTTCCCCAGCAGGGCATCCAGCCTTTCGTCAAATTCCGCCTGGGTGTAGGTCTTTTCCGCCTCGGGAACCTCCATCACTTCTTCTCTGATCTCGTCCATTGTGATCTCCTTCCTATTTTTTCATCGAGGTTTGCTTCCTCCGGATCCGTAGCTTTTACCGACCTCCACGCCTGGTCCATTCATGCACCACTTCGTAGGGCGGGGTCATCTGCATCGCGGTATGATCGCCACCGGCGATCATGAGCATTTTGATTCGCTGCGCGGAGCACCACCCCGCCGTGCGGTATCGCAAATTGAGCGGCTCATGCAGCCGTGCAAAGGTGGGAAGCGGGTCGGCGTGGCCATGGCCACGCCCTACGATCCTCTATTGGAGGCGCTCATGCGGGCGGTCAATGACCGTCCCTGCGATATCCCCATTGGCCTGTCCATCCAAAAACTGCCGTACCTGCTGCTGGAGCAGCTGGGCCTGGGCCTGAATCCGGGCGATGCGCTGCTGCTCCTGCCGGATGTGGCGGATGGCCTCCTGAAGCTTCGCCCTGGGGGCCACGCTGTCGTCGTCCAGGACGCTGACGTAGGTCTCCAGTTCCCCGATCCGCTGGGGCTGGAACAGGCCCTGGGTCAGCAGATTTTCTATGGTCTGCTCCTGGGCGAACCGGTCGAAGGGACTCTTGGGGGTGATGTCGATCTTCACGGCCTCGGCCAGCTGCTCCACCAGCTCCCGGGGCACCGTCAGCAGCTGCACGCGCGCTTCTCCCGTTTCCGGGTCCGTCACCATTTCCTCCAGCACCACGCCGCCCTGGGAGTAGGCCACAAGATACTCCAGCCAGATCCGGGCCAGATCCTCCAGGAAGTGCTTGAAGGTCTCCTTCTGCTCCGTCATGGGGGCCTGGGAGGCCTGCTGTACCGCGAGAATTGCCCGTCCGGAGGCGCTTTCGGGATTGACGCTGCCAGTGGCGGTGTCGCCGGCGCCGGCCAGCTCCCGGGTCACCCGGATCAGGTCCTCCTGGAGCTTCACCACGTCCGGGGACATCTGGGCGGGAGGCAGGGTGCCCACCACCTTGTGCACATCCTCCACCGGCTGTCCGTTGGTTTTCACCATGCCGCCCACGGTGTTCAGGGCCTGGGGATTGGCCACCTTGCTGATGTCCACCACCTTCTGGGGGTAGGCCTGATACTTCACCGTCAGCACCCGCCGGACCTCGGTGCGGTTCACCTCGATCTGGTTGGGGATCAGATAGCGGACCTCGCCCTCGCCCCGTGCGCTGCCCTCCTTCTCCTCCCAGACCATGTGGGCCAGAGGATACAGCCGGATGCCCAGCTCCCGGTCCGGGATGATCTCCACCCACCGGGTGGCGCAGGCGTAATGGACGGTGCCGCCTTCCTTGTACAGCTTGTACACCAATGTCACCATGGGATCCAGCTCCTGCTTCGCCGCCTCGCCGCTTTCCTCGAAGGTGTCGTTGTCGCCGATGAGAAAGGCCAGCTTCTCCCTTTCCACGCCCTCTTTTTCCGCCAGCTCCCGGGCCGCCGCCACCGGCATACGCCTGCGGATCAGGATGTAGGGCTGGGCCTGGATGTCGTCGTCGTTTTCATTGCCGTAGTACACGTCGTTCTTTTTCAGGACCTCGTTCACCGGGAGCCGGGTTTCCGGGTCAAAGTCCACGTAGATAATGCCCTCGTCGTTGATGGCGGCGTCCTTGGTGACCCGCCTGCCCTTGAAGTCCAGCTTGTCCTTCTCCCAGATCCGGGCGGCGTAGCGGTTGAGAAGGGCGCAGTACGGTCCGGACTGGGGCTGGGCCCTCTGGGGAGAGAAGTGGACGGCGTACAGGTTGTCGTGGATCACCGCCAGCTTGTACTTGACGATGGACTTGATGAAATTCTTCTGCACCGGCTCCACGTCCCCCAGCTTGGCCCCGGCCCACTGGTTTCCGTTGTAGAAATTGTAATTGCGGTCCGTGTCCGCATAGATACCCACTCGCCGGTGGTAGCTGCGGCCCTTTTCATACAGCGCCCACACGGGCGTCTCCTTAATTTCCTGAATGTCCATGTTTACCTCCCGGGTACGTCCTCCTGCCCGAAGGCAGTACCGTCAAAATTGTCGATGTTGCGCAGGATGGTCTCCACCCGCTCCCGCTCCCGCCGGACCTCCTTCTGCTCCCTCCGGGGCAAAGCCAGTTCCTTCCCGGATGCCTTCATGCCCAGAAGAAAGCACGCAATATTCGACAAACTGACCACAACCATTCCAATGATCTCCATAAAACCTCCAATCTTCCTCCGTAGGGCGGGGTCATGACCCCGCCGACGCACTTTCTACCTTCGCACCGCTACATGAGCCGCTCCATGTTCGATACCGGGTCGGCGTGGTGGTGCTCCGCGCAGCGAATCAAAATAGCCATGATCGCCGGTGGCGATCATTCCGCGATGTAAATGGCCACGCCCTACTAAACGATGACAATAGCCTCCCCAAAGTCGCAGCTTTCCACCAACCTCTTCTGCACCCCAAACTGCCACTGGGGCACCGCCGCCGGTTCCTCCTGCTCATAGAACACCACCTGCTCCCGCACATGATGCGCAATGGCAAGCCCCATCATCAGATCGTCATGTCCGCCAATGGGCGCCTCGATCCGGCCCTTCTCGTTTCGCACGATGGTCAGCAGCTCCTCCAGGGTGGCCTTGTCCCGGAGCGTGTCACAGTGCTCTCTCACGATCTCCTGGAGCTTCGACAAAATGGTGGGCCGGGTCAGGGCGGTGGTTTTGAAGCCGAACCGCTTCTCCGTCTGGCCCGTGTAGGTGTCCGGGGCCAGGCGGACATACTGCTTTCCATAGCCCAGCCGCTGCAGCTCCTGAATGGGGTAGGTGTCGAAGTTGGCCTCGATGCCGATGAGGGCGTCGCCGTAGAATTTTCCCAGACAGTACATCTGCCGGGTGTACAGATCTGGGTCAAACCGGTGCCGCAGCACCGCCGCCTGCTCTCCGGTCCTGGCGTCCAGCACGTGTCCGGTGAAGTAGTCGGACCCCTCTCCCGCCGTGTCGCCGCCGATGCAATACCGGGAGTCTCCCGGCAGACTGTAGATGCGGATGTACCCGGCTTCGTCCTCCACCCACCGGATGTTGGTGATGGCGAGCCCGTCGTAGTCATAGGCAAACTGCCCGGTTCTCAGGGGCTTCGGCAGCGCCTCCAGCCGGGCCTGGATGGCCCTTGCATCGAACACCGTCCTGCCCAGAATTCCCCAGCGGCCCAGACAGTAGACCTGATAGGTGTAGCTGTCGGAAAACCGCAGGTCCTCCAATGCCTTCCGGTCGTCGTCGGTCAGGAATTTGTTGTCCCGGTAGGTGGAAAAGCACACCGTCGCCAGTCCCGAGTCGATGAAATGCCCTTTGATCCAGTGCCGGATGTTCACGGGGTTGAAGGAGAGCACCATCTGCTTTTTGCTCTTGCCGCCTCTCAGGCGGACCTTCAGCTGGTTGATGTCCGCCTCCTGGCACTCGGTGGCCTCCTCCACCCAGATGTCCGTTAATTCGCCGTTTGCGAAGGTGATGGACTTGATCTTCTCCACATCGTCCAGACCCGCAAAGGCCACCTCGTTGCCGGTGAGCCTGCACACCATCCGCATATCGCTTTCGTTGATCTTGAAGTGCTCTCCCAGACCCCAGGCCCGGATCACCTGCTTCATCAGCGGGAAGGTGGACCGGCGGTTGGTGTCGGCGGTTTTTCTTACGATCAGCAGATTGCATCGTTCCTGCCGGATCAGCCGGTACACATACCGCTGGGCCAGAAAGTAGCTTTTCCCGGAGGAACCGCCGCCGTAAAACACCAGATACCGGTCCCGGTTTTCCAGAAAGGGCAGGTAGATTTCGTTGAATACCTGCTTTGAAATTTCAATGTTTACCGTCATGGCTCCTCCGTAAGCCGTACGCGAATGGTCATTTCCTCCGGTTTTTCCTCCTTCTGCTGATACCCGCCGTCCATCTTGTTCAGAAGGTCCGCAGCCTTCAGCTTTGTTCCCTTGTCCACACTGTCATCCCGGATCAGCCCCGACAGCCACGCCATCCGTTCCTCCAGCGTCATCACCTCCGCCACATTCCCCCATCTCCCTTCGTAGGGCGGGGTCATGACCCCGCCGACCAACTTACAACACCTGCTCTGCTACTTGAGCCGCTCCATGTTCGATACCGGCTCGGCGCGGCCATGGCCGCGCCCTACGAAGTCCTGTTCGGACGCTTTTCGCCGGTAAATCCTGCACTCCCCGTTCCGCTCCTTCCACTGTTCTTCGGTCAGCGCGTCCGAGGGCAGCCGCACCGGGCCTGCCTTGCCGCAGTGGGTCCTGGCATTGCGGGCGCTTCTGCCGGTAATGGTCTTTTCCTGCACATCCTCGTAAAAGGCCGCCGCTTCCTCTCTCACAGCCGCACCGCCTTTCCCAGCCGGTAATTCTTCTCCCGGCTCCTGCCGATGGTGAAGGCCTTTGCCCGCTCGTAGATCCGTCCGCCCACCGCCTCGTCCACCGCCAGCAGCTCGTCCTCCGTCAGCTCGCTGGAGAGGATGGTCAGAAGCTTCGGGTTATTGTAGCGGTAGTTGAGAATTTCAAAGGCGTAGTTGATATCCGCCGCCGTGGGCCTTGCGTCGCCGCACTTGAACAGATCGTCGATGTAGAGCACCTGGGCGGTCTTGAAGCCCTCCAGCAGTCCCTGCAGCTCCTCGCCGCCCTGCTTCAGCCGGACGATCTCGTCCCGCCACAGCATGTAGCGCACATTCTTTCCGCTCAGCAGCAGCTCCCGGCAGATGGCGGTGCACAGATGGGTCTTGCCGCAGCCGCTCTGACCGCAGAGGGCGAACCAGCCTTCCGGGTTCCGGGCGTAGTCCATGGCGGCCTCCTTGAGGGTCTTCTGCCAGGGCTGCTCCGCCTCAAACCGCTCAAAGGTGTAGGCCCGGATCACATCCTTGAGGCCGCTTCTGCGCATCCTGCCGATGGCCCGCCGTGCCTCCATGCATTTGCAGTCGGCCACCACCAGCCGGTCCTCGTCGGCTCTGGCGATGTAGCCCTTGTTCCGGCAGAGGGCGCACACGTAATCGTCCTCCCGGTGCAGAGCTCCTTCGGTTTTGTTCAGGCTGTCGGCCTTCATTCTGGCATGGGCGGCCGGGTCGTACTCAAAGGTAGTGTCCAACCCGAGCTTCGCCAGTTGTTCGTGTAATGCTTCCATGGTTCCCTCCCGCATTCAGATAGCTTTCAAATTTTGGCCCGAAGAGGGTCTCCGGCCGCAGGTATTCCTCCATTTTGGAGTCTCCCAGCCAGTCGGCGCACTTGCGGTCGATGACAGAGCGGAAGTCCTCCGGCCCGAATCCCTCTTCCAGCCGTGCATGGATGGCAGAGCGGGTCTTCCGGGAGGTGTGCCGATAGGCCTTGCCGGTCTTTTCGTTCAGGTAAGACACGATATCGGCGTATATACATTCGTACTCTTCCTCTGTCTCTAACTCTAACTCTACCTCTTTCTCTATCTCCTTTTCGGTATCTTTGTCATATCTTTCCGATATGTTTCTCGTACCGGGCTTTCCCTTTGCGCCGCCCTCCGCCTTCCTCCGTCCCGCGTCCAGGGTCGGCTGGATCAGCTCAAAGGTAGACGCCGCATTGGGCGACATCTTCTGAAGATCCGGTATCACCCCTTCAAAGACATAATCCAGCATCGCATCATAAATATCACACCGGTCCGTCCGCTTGTACCTGCGGATCGCCGTATAAAACGACTTGTAAAAGGTAAACTGTTTGCGTTCCATGTTTTTCTCCCTCCCTTCGTAGGGCGCTTTCTGACCCCGCCGACCAGCCTACAGTGCCTGCCCTGCTGCATGAGCCGCGCAATGAACGATACCGGGTCGGCGGGGATGTATCCCCGCCCTACGAACTCAAATCCTTGCAGGAATTCTCATTTATGCACACCCCGGCGCGGCAGAGCATCCTCTCTGCGCAGCGCGTGCAAACCTCCCCACTGCCAAAAAACTCACACCTGCATACCCGGCAGAACCGGCCCTTCCGCAGCTGGGGATCCCGGAACCAGCCGTACATCAGGCTTCCCCATCGGTCCGTTTTATAGGACCGCCGGTGTGATATTCTGGGTCCAGCCCCAGGATCCGGCAAATGGCCTCCACGGTTTTTTCCGCCTTCCGCCTGCCGGTAAGGATCTTGTACATGAGGCCGCTGTCCATATACCTGCCGGTCCGCTTCGCCACCTCCCGCTCCAGCCACGCCTGGCTTTTCCCCCGGCGCAGCAAAGCCTCCTTCACCCGCAGCCCAAAGGCCGTAAATTTTGCTTCCTCCAAAATGAATCCTCCTTAACCGCTGTCCCTGCAAGCCCTTCGTAGGGCGGGGGCTTGCTCCCGCCGGCGGGGAATGCTGCCGCATCGTACCGGCCCCCGGCGAATCCGTACCCGGTGCCGCACGGCGGGAGTAAACCCCCGCCCTACATTCCTTCCGTCAGGGCTTCGTCCTTCCCCGCAATGAAGCTTACGTACATTTTCTCTTGACAAGTACGGGATTACGTACTATAATATCCCCATACAAAGTACGCGCTCGCGTCCTTCTGGCACTATAATATCACGTGTTCGCGTACTTGTCAATACCTAAAATTACGTTTTCGCGTACTTTTTAAGGAGGCTCCTTTATGGCATTATACGAACGGCTGGAGGCCCTCTGCGCTGAGCGGGGCATCAGGGGCGGCAGAATGTGCACGGATCTGGGCATCAGCAAGAGTCTGATGACGGACCTGAAAAGCGGCCGGAAAAAGAGCGTCAACGCCGAGACCGCCCAGAAACTCGCGGCCTACTTCGGCGTGACCGTGGGCTATCTTCTGGGGGATGACGGACAAACAGAACCGCCCGTCCTCACAAGGAAGGACGAGCGGGACATTGCAAAGCACCTGGAAGCCATCATGGCGGACCTGGAGAACGCGGGGGATCTGATGTTCGACGGCAACCCCATGAGCGACGACGCCCGGGAGTCCATGCGCAACGCCATCGAGCTGGGCTTAAAGCACGTGAAACTCTTAAATAAGGAAACCTACACACCCAAGAAGTACAGGAAGGGATAACGCTATGACCAAAGGCATTGCGGAGTCTCTGGTGCGCAAATACAAGACCCGGGACCCTTTCCGCATTGCGAAGGCCCGGGGGTATGTGATCATCCGCTGTCCCTTAAAAGGCATCCGTGGATTCTACCAGCACCTGCAGCGCCGGTACGTGATCTACATCCACAGCGGCCTGACCTATCAGGAGGAGCGGATGGTCTGCGCCCACGAGCTGGGCCACATTCTGCTGCACCGGGGCGAGAACAGAATATTTGCCGAGAAGAACACCTATTTCCAGACCAGCCGCCGGGAGATCGAAGCGGACCGCTTCGCCCTGGACCTGCTCTACGACGACGAAGACCTGCGCTTCTTCACCGACCACCCGGTCCAGCTTGCCGCCGACCACATGGGCGTCAGCGTAGAGCTGGCAGAATACCGCCTCCGCTCCATCCGCTGA